TAGAACTCGTTTTCCAAATCTTGCACCTTTCATCCCAAAGTCAATTTTCGAGCTCTCTAAATCAATTTGATCTTACTTCTTGATCCGACACACAATGCCGTCTCATTTAACTCCCGGTCCCGAAACCCTCTCCCACCTTTTCGCCAAACTCACCCTCGACCATGCAACCAAGCTGAACCTTACTCGCGTATCTTCCTCGAACTATTTCGTTCCTACGATTCCCAAGCTCGACAACTTCCACCAACACGAAGCCCACAAACGCACAGTACTCCATGCTTTTTCTCGCTTTCTATATTCATCAGAAATCGAACGCATCCTCTCTGACTACAAAATGGCAACTATCGACGAAGAAACAGTATACGCTGACTTTTTCAATAGCGATATCGAACATCATCCCATCATCCGCGACGCAAACTACCTGAATGCACTCTCAATCGCAACTGATACCTTCCGACCTGACACACCCGTCCGTCCGATTCACATACTTGACGTTCAACATCATTACCCCTTCAACAACTCTACAAATGCTGAAGCTCCTTTCTCGACCTCACCAACTTTTCTCAATATGCTACACAACATTGATCCCGACCTCAAGCCAACTACTGGCAACATGAAGCACATTATCTTCGAATTCTCAAGACAATGGCACCATGAAATCAAACACGGCCAATGCACATTTGACGACTACCTATTCTTTATGATCCTACACATCAAAAAGACAGTCATCAAAGCTGAAGACCCAAACAAACTACGATCCATCTGGGGCGTTCCAAAACCATGGATACTCTCTCAAATCATGTTTCATTGGTCCCTCTTCGCAAACTATCGACGCAATCCCAAACGTTATCCTCTTCTCTGGGGATACGAAACCGTTCTCGGCGGCTGGCAACGACTCAACTCTGAGTTATTCCGCTCCCATCTCCAAAAATCATTCATCATGATCGACTGGAAACGATTCGACAAGTACGTACCTCACGAAGGTATTACTGACGTCCACACCATCACCGAATCTTACATCGATTTCGACCATGGCTACCTCCCTACGGTAGATTACCCTGATACATCATCCACCTGGACACCCGAACAAGCAAATCGCCTTCGACGTCTCTACAAATGGACTCTCCACGCATACAAGAACACACCAATCGCACTGCCCGACGGCTCTACCTACGTCCGTCAACATGCAACATTACCATCCGGTCTGTACACAACACAATACTACGATTCCTTTTGGAATTACATTATGCTATGTACCATCCTACTCGCACTAGGTTTCGACCCTAAATTATGCATCATCAAAATATTAGGCGACGACTCAATCATTCGTCTATATGTTCTGATCCCTCCCAACGCTCACGAAGCGTTCTTCCTCGCAATGCAACATTACGCCACATTTTACTTCGGCGCAATCATCTCACTCAACAAAAGCAAAATCGTCAACTCACTCAACAAGTGTGAAGTCTTAGGTTATTCTAACCACAACGGCTTCCCTCATCGCTCACTCTATGAACTATGTGCTAAACTTTACTTTTGCAAATCACGTAACCCTACTCCCGACATCTCAATGGGAATAGCAATAGGCATCGCATACGCCAATCTCGGCATGCACAAACGCCTTCACTACGTCTGTGAAAATATATTCAAATACTATGAACGCAAAGGATTTACTCCATCCCAACGCGGCTTTTCTTCTGTATATGGACAAGACCCACACTCTGCTCCTCGAATAAACATCCTAACCTTCCCATCTATTTCTGAGATTCAATCCCATCTCTTTAGTTTAGAATACGTTAATAAAGCGAACTACGACAAATTCTTTGATCGTACTCATTTTCTCTCTGACTTCTAATCTGTGCTAGCTTGCACACTATGATTCTTATAAGCTCATCTAACCCATGCACAAAACTACAAAAATC